CTCCGGAGCCGAAGAAGAAAAGCCGTGTAAGACGGCCAACAACAACATCAACAATGACCAGTGTAAGACTGGCACACCACCAAATACACCAACTACCAAAGACGATCAGTGTAAGACTGACGTCTTCGACTTTACCATCGACAAACCAACAACATCAACCGATCAGTGTAAGACTGACGACAACGAACTAATCCAACAAATCCAACACGACATTCGTTTGTGTAAGACAAACGAACAACAAAAACAACGCCTAATCCACCAGGCACAAGAACTGCTGCAATCAGTGCAGCAAGAAATCAACTTGACCCTCGACCAGTGTAAGACTGGCGAACGCAACGAACTCATCGACCAACTTTTACAACAGACTAGTGTAAGACTAGATCTGGTAAGACTACAACGAGAACAAGAACAACTACAAGACCAACAAGACCAACAAGATACCGAAGTTCAGTGTAAGACTGAACAAGACATTCTCTCAGAACAGTGTAAGACTGTCTCTGAAAAGAAACCAAGCAACAACCCGTACTCAATACAACATCTACTTGAGATCAACGGAGCAAATGAATTCCCATCACCACTTTCGGACTTATTTGCAAAAGACACACTCGAAATTGACTTTGAAGAATTTGGCGCACGCTCAATTTACCTACCCGACACACATTGGTTACGTGATCGCATAGATCAAATCGACGATTACTACTACGAACTTGATAACGAACCAGTAGACAAACTCAACAACAGGACCATTGACGAACACATGTGTTCCGAAAGCTGTATAGCTTTAGGACACGTTGAATGTCCATGTGTATTGACGAAAGAATCATTCCACATTTACAATCGACGACGCATTTGCGAAGACCCAAACTTTCTCTACAATGCAAAAATGTTTTTCAAAGGACGCGCAGCTCTCTGCGCGTTGTCAACAACATCCAACAACAACGACTCTCCAACCCAGAACAATCTGAATTGATGGCCGAAATTTTCGAACCTTTCGACCTCAACCAAGCCGTAACCGATGCAGGAAACAACTTCTACTCTTTGTACCTGCTAACTATGAACGACGAATTCATAGAAGACTACAAACCATCAAAATTCTGGAACGACCTGTACTACGTACGTGAGTGCTTCAACCTCACTCATGATTACGGATACAAACACCACCTGAACGCCCAAGGCGAATCAGAC